AATTTGCTAGCTGTGTTCTTGTTGATTCTGATGACACCCTCGATAGCATCTTTAGTTCTGATATGGCTATCGGCAGATATGTTGCACAAAGGGCGGGCATCGGTATCAACGCAGGTCGCATCAGGGGGATCAATGCTAAAATCAGAGGTGGAGAAGTTCAGCACACAGGTGTTGTCCCTTTCCTCAAAAAGTTTGAGAGCACTGTCCGATGCTGCACTCAGAATGGCATCCGAGGTGGATCAGCAACTGTCCACTTTCCAATCTGGCACCAAGAAATAGAAGATATTCTAGTTCTTAAGAATAACAAAGGAACTGAAGATAATCGAGTCCGTAAACTTGATTATTCTATTCAAATTTCTAAATTGTTCTATGAAAGGTTTATTAAAGATGAGGAGATTACTCTCTTCAGTCCCCATGACGTACCTGGACTTTCTGATTCTTTCGGACTCCCTGAGTTTGACGATCTCTATGTTTCATATGAAAAGAATCCGTCCATTAAAAAGAAGACTATTAAGGCGCAAGAACTTATTCTTGACCTCCTTAAGGAACGTGCGGAAACGGGTCGTATCTACATTATGAATATCGACCATTGCAATTCTCACTCGTCATTTAAAGATAAAGTTTGGATGAGTAATCTTTGCCAAGAGATTACACTTCCTACCAAACCATTGCAGCACATTGATGACCCTAATGGGGAGATTGCACTTTGCATTCTTTCTGCGGTTAATGTAGGAAAAGTCAAATCTGATGAAGAATTTGAAGAACTTTGTGATCTTTCTGTGCGTGGTCTAGAAGAATTGATAGACTACCAAGAATATCCAGTTGTTGCTGCAGAAAAATCAACCAAAGCACGTCGTTCTCTTGGTATTGGGTTTATTGGTCTTGCACACTATTTGGCAAAACTTGGATGCAACTATGATTCACAAGAAGCATGGGATGCGGTACACGGACTTTCTGAAGCATTCCAGTATTATCTTCTGAAATCTTCTAATCAAATTGCAAAAGAAAAAGGAAAGTGCGAATACTTTGGTCGCACTAAGTATGCTGATGGAATTCTTCCAATCGATACTTATAAAAAAGACGTAGATGAAATTACTTCAATTAAATTGGAACATGATTGGGAAACTCTTAGAGCATCTATCTTGGAATACGGTCTCAGGCACTCAACATTGTCCGCACAGATGCCATCGGAGAGCAGTTCCGTTGTGTCAAACGCAACTAATGGAATCGAACCACCTCGTGGATTCTTGTCCATTAAGAAATCAAAGAAAGGACCTCTTAAGCAAATTGTTCCCCAGTATCATACACTCAAAAACAATTATACGCTTTTGTGGGATATGCCTAATAATACTGGGTATATTAATGTGGTTGCTGTGATGCAAAAGTTTTTTGATCAAGCAATTTCTGGAAATTGGTCTTATAATCCAGAAAATTATCCAGATAATGAAGTTCCAGTCACTGTTATGGCAAATGATTTCCTAAAAACATATAAGTATGGATGGAAAACTTCTTATTACCAAAACACATATGATATTAAGACAGATGAGGTTAAAGATGAAAAGTCAGATATTTCATCTTTGATTAATGATATACTCAATTCTGGTGAAGAAGATTGCGAATCATGCAAAATTTAAAATTAAAAGGAGAAGGTAAATTCATCCCATTATTTCCTACTCCCCTTGGGATATTTAAAGATGATGATTATCCAAATAAAAAAGATGATATTTTAAAAATGTGTCTTGATGAAAGGGATAATGATACTAGTGGTAGACTGATATCAAATCGGGGAGGTGGATGGCAAAGTAAGTCTAAATGGTTTTTTGAAGAAAAAAATAAATCATTTTATGAATATCTCCATAAAATGATAGAATCTTTATTTTATGAATCATTTGATCACTCTGGAGAACTTACTTTTTCTGTACCAAATTGCTGGATTAATATTAACCCTTCAGGTGCTTATAATCTTTCTCATACCCACCCTGGTTGTGATTATGCTGGAGTTTTATATGTAAATCTTCCAGAAAATGATGATATTGATGATGATGCTCCTATTGTTTTTGATGGTCCAAATTCTCATATATTTGGATTAACATTTAATATGTACTCTGAGAATTATGTTAATGCATATGGATTATGTGCTGAAATTGAAGTATATCCATCCGAAGGTACATTATTGATATTTCATTCTTCTCTTAGGCATTTAGTTGAAGAAAATAAATCTAAAGAGGAAAGAATTAGTATTGCTTTCAATATTATTATAGAAAATTATGGTAGATTTGGGGACAACAACAAAAGAGGCAAAATAAAATGTTAGATGGAATGACCGTTTTTAATACAAAAGAGGTTGAAACAAAGAAACAGCCCATGTTCTTTGGACAACCTTTGGGAGTTCAAAGGTATGATTCCTATAAATATCCAATTTTTGAAAAATTAACTACACAACAACTTGGTTATTTTTGGAGACCAGAAGAAATTTCATTACAAAAAGATAGAGCAGATTATCAAACATTACGTCCTGAACAGAAGCATATTTTTACTTCAAATCTGAAGTATCAAATTCTTTTGGATTCTGTTCAGGGTCGTGGTCCCGGTATGGCATTTATTCCATACTGCTCACTCCCTGAATTGGAAGCATGTATGACCGTATGGGAATTCATGGAAATGATTCACTCTCGTTCATACACCTATATTATCAAAAATGTTTATTCAGATCCTTCTGAAGTTTTTGATTCAATATTATCTAATGATAATATTTTAGAAAGAGCATCATCTGTGACTGGTGCTTATGATGATTTTATTAACTCTGCACAACAGTATGGATCATCAAATGCTTGGATGTTTGCACAAGAAAATGCAGGATCTTCAAGAGAAGATCGTATTGAATTAAAAAGAAAACTTTATCGTGCTGTTGCCAATGTCAATATTCTCGAAGGTATCAGGTTCTATGTCTCGTTCGCTTGCTCGTTTGCGTTTGGTGAACTCAAACTTATGGAAGGATCCGCTAAAATTATCTCTCTCATCGCACGAGACGAAAACCAACACCTTGTTATTACTCAAAACATCCTCAATAAATGGCGTGAAGGAGATGATCCAGAAATGCAACAAATTTGTAAGGAAGAAGAGGAATGGGTAAGGTCTGCTTTTGATAATTGTGTTAATGAGGAAAAGAGATGGGCACAATATCTCTTTAAAGATGGTTCAATGATTGGTCTTAATGATAAACTTCTTCATCAGTATGTTGAGTGGATTGCAAATCGTAGAATGAAAGCAATTGGAATTAAACCTTTATACGATATTTCTGCAAAGAATAATCCTCTTCCTTGGACCGAACATTGGATTTCCTCCAAAGGTCTTCAGGTTGCTCCCCAAGAAACAGAAGTTGAAAGTTATGTAGTTGGTGGAATCAAACAAGACTTGAAAACGGATACATTTGCTGGATTCCAACTTTGATTCTTCGGGGGCATTTGCCCCCTTTTTTTTATAAATAACTAAAAAACTAGAGTATAAAAATGTCCAGTATTAACGATATTACAGACTTGTATAAGCAAATTAAAACTTCTGAAACTTCAGGAACTCTTCTTTCTGAGGCAAGTTTTGAGATTGGTCCTGGGCACAAGGCAGCACAGAAAACTCAGAAAATTTATAATAAAGCAAAGGAAGGTGCTGGTACTGAAAAGGAATGGTTAAAGAAAACTGGACCACAACTTCCTTTAGCAAAAGCAAAACCTGGAATGCAAGTTGCTGGATATGAACTGGAAGGAGAATTAGTTTCCGAAAGAGAAATGACAAAGGCAGAAATGAAAAAAGAGAAAAAACTCAAGAATAAGTATGATACTTCAGCAATGAAGAAAAGTATGATTGATCAATACGGAAAAGAAAAAGGAACTCAAATTTATTTTGCCACCATCCGTAAGCAAGCAATGGCAGATTCATTTGAGGTAGAAGGTGAGCAACTCGATGAACTTGCTCCTCTTGCCGCTGGAGCACTTGCTGCTGGTGCAGCAGCTGCTCCATATTTACTTAAAAAATTTGCAAAACCAGCAGTGGATAAAGCAATGGATAAAGCAAGAAAAACATCTCCGATTGGTGGGGATAGATACTCAAGTCAATTAAAACAATTAAATCAATCATTTGACTATGATGATGCTTATGATTATATTATTGAAATGCTAGTTGCTGCAGATTACGCAGAGAGCTATGAAGCAGCAGAAGTAATGTTTGAGCACATTAGTGATGAGTTTACCTCAGTTATTCTTGAGGAGTATATTGAAGAGAAGGCAAGAGGAACTAGAAAAAAGACAACAGTTCATGCATATGATGTTGACGAAACTCTCTTCGGACACGGTAAGAAAGGTAAACCAAACGTTCAGGTTCACGTTAAGGATGCATCTGGCAAGAGAGTCAAGAGTTTAAGCAACCAGGAGTTCAATACTCATAAGTTAGATAAGGGACATTCTTATGACTTTAGTGAGTTCCAAAGTGCTAAAAAGTTCTCCCAAACTGCTAGTCCAAACAAAAAAGTAATTAAGGATATCAAGAGAAAGCAAGCAAGAGGACAAAACGTTCATCTCATTACTGCTCGTTCTAAGTTTGATAAACCAAGTGAATTCCAAGGACACCTCAAGAAGCACGGTGTTGATGTAGATAAGAAGAACATTCACTACACTGGTGGAATGAAGGGTGGTGATATTGGTAAGAAAAAAGTTGATGTTGCAAATGCAGTAGCAAAGCAAAGTGGTGCTAAGAAAATCCATATGTATGATGATGCTGCCAAAGTTCATAAGGCATTTGAAAAAGAGAAGAAAGAAGCACCAACAACAAAGAAAATTAAAACTCATATGGTTGCACCAGACAAGAAAGGTGAATCCAGAGTTCGTTCATATCAAGCAACTAAGAATGAAGAGATGAGTGCTTATGAATATTGGAAGCAGTTCATTGATTGATAATGAGGTTTAATTTTTCCTTTGGAAAGAAAAGAAGAGGAGTTATAGAATGGGTAAAGATTTCTATACTCCTCGAAGGTATTATTGAGTTTTTATCAAACAAATTTGGCATTGATAAGAAGAAACTTTGGGATATTGTAGATGAAATCCAAAGAGAACTTTTAAAAAGAGGTTGGATTGATGATACTGTAAATGATTATGTCATCAATACTCCAGAACTATTAGACCAAAGAATTGAACGTGATGTTGATAAAGCAATAGAAGAATATAAAAAACTGGAAGAACCAGAACCAGTCAATATGAAGAATGAAGTGATATTAAAAGAGATTGAAAAACCAAAGTATACAGAGACCCAAAAGAAGATTGTGAAAGATGCTGTATATTATGAAAAAGAACCAGATGGTAGTAAAGCACAAGAACTTTTAGGTGGAGAGATGGGAATAAAAGCAAGTTGGAATCTTGATGAAGATAAATAAACGATAAATATTATTAAGAAAAGTACTTTTCAATACCCCCCAAAGAAGATGAAGAAAGAAGACTTGGATGCTTTAGCAGGTTTATATGAAGGTGTTTATTCTCCAAATTCTGGTGAATACCTGCAAGAAGAATTGGAGTTATTGATAGAACGTGGAGCACCAACAGATCCTAAAGCTAGGGCAGCATATGATGCTCAAGTTGCCAAAAACAGAGCTGCTTTGGGTAATACTCTTCTTTATGGAAATGCAGCAGGAAGAAAGCCATCTACACTTTCCACACCAACAAATGTAAGAGGTGGTGGAACAAGAAAACCTGCAGCACCTGCACCAGCAGCAAAACCACCCGCAGCAAAACCAGGAGCACTTACTCCTGCAGTAAAACCAGCAGCAACATCTCCTGCAGCAAAACCAGCAGCAACATCTCCTGCAGCAAAACCAGCAGCATCAGCACCTGGTTCTGCAAAGGTTGTTCCATCTTCGGCAAAACCAGCAGCATCAGCAAAACCAGCAGGGTCAGCGATGGACCAGTGGGCTGCCGCCAATCCAAAACTCGCAGCGGCAAAGGCAGAAAGAGATAGAACAAGAGGAACTAGTGCAACTACAAATCCTCTCATGAAGGATTTCAAAGATAAACTTCCTGCACCAAAAGCACCTTCACCATCTACTTCGTCAACTGCATTTGCAAAGACATCTCCTTCATTGGGTTCTTCATCTTCTCCAGTTAAGTCTGCTGGAACTGCAGCAGCTGCTAAACCAACTACAAATCAAACTTCAACAGCATTTTCTAGCCCATCTTTAGTTAAACCAGCAGCACCTGCACCTGCAGCAAAACCAGCTGCAACAATGCAAAAGAGACCAGCAGGACCTGGTACTGGTGCAATGACTAGAGGTGGAGCATCAGGTGATGTTGGTCCAAATGCTAGAACAATTCGCAGTTCCTATGAGTGGGGTTCAAAAGCAACTCTCAAGGATGTTGCAAGTCTCTATAGTTCAATCTATGAGGGCAAAAAGAAGGACCAAGATCAAGATGGTGATAATGATTTCGCAGATGTAAGAATTGCAAGAATGATTGCATCTGGAATGTCAAAGGCACAAGCAATCGCAGCAGTTAAGAACAAAGAATATAATGAAGAGTTTGAATCTTGGGTAGATTCTCTTGTAGAAGAGGGTTATGACCTTTCTGATTATACTATGGACGAAATGTTTGACATCTATCTTGATGAAGCAGAAGGTTCATATGGTTCTACACCAAAGGCATATAGTGCAGCATCAAAAACCAAGATGACTGCAAAGAGAAAGCCTTTCCTCAAGAAGATGTTGAGCAGAACTAATCCTGCTAACAGAACTTCTCCTTATGGTTCTCCAAGAAGGGGAATGAGTGATGAAGATAGGGAAAGAGCAAGAGCAGGTTCTAAGCACGGTGTCGGAACTCGTCAAGACCACGATTATCCTTCAGAGGGTCCTGGTGGTGTAACCAAGAGTGCTAAGAAACTCCGTAAGCAAAAAGCAATGGGTGAGTTTGGTGAGGCATACGAGATTGATGAAGCAGCAAAGAGAACACCAAAGAAAACCAGAGGTGCTAAAGACCCAGTAGCATATATGAAGGGTCGTTCTGATGCTGGCAAGAGAATTTCTGGAGATGAGGATACTGGTCCAAGATATTATACTCTAGGTCGTGCTCGTGGTGCTGAAGCAGATGCTCCAACACAACCAGGACAAAAACCTGTTAGAACACCTAAACTAGCAGGTTGGGAAAAGGATGATATTCAATATCGTAAAGCAAATTTAAAAGCAGGAAAAACTCATAAAGTTGGTGGAGAAAAAGGTCTTCCTGAAGAGTATGAAATTTATGAGATTGTAGCATCATACCTCCTTGAGAACAACTTTGCTGCAACTGTTAATGATGCAAATGTGATCATTGAAAATATGAGTGAGGTATGGTTAGACCAAATTCTTTCTGAAGCACCAGGAGAATGGTTTGGTGGTTTGAGGGACAAAGCTCGTGCAAGTAGAGCAGCACAGATGCAATCTTCACAACCAACACCAAAACCAGGTCCAACCGTTTCTTCACCATTTGCTAAACCAGCAAGTAGAAATGATAGTGGTAGTTTAACTACTTATGGTGCTGGTGGTGGTGCGGCAGCAGAAAGAAGAGGTCAAACCCGTTCTCAGGTCATGCAGCAAGGTGCTAAGAACCTTGAGAATAAGAATAGAAATCCTGGACCAAATTTTGGTCGTTGATTTTAAATCTTCACATAATTTTACACCCTCTTGACGGGGGTGTTTTTTTATGTCTAAAATGACTCTGTGGAGTTTCAAGAAAATTCTAGGTTCTAAATAGCTCAAAGTACAATAATACAATATGAGTTATGAAAACCCTTGGAGATTCAATGGGGAAATTTTTGAGTCAGATAATATTCAAGATAATTTTGGTTTTGTATATCTTATATCTTGCATTCCGACTGGTCGCAAATATATTGGTAGAAAGTATTTCTGGAGTTTCCGCACACCAAGAGGAAAATCTAGAAAAGTTAAGTCAGAGTCCGATTGGAAAAAGTATTACGGCTCCTGTCCTGAACTCAAAGTCGATGTTAACCTTTGGGGGAAAGAGTCATTTAGTAGAACAATCCTCAGTCTTCATAAAACAAAAGGAAAATGCAATTACGAAGAGACAAGACAACTCTTTGTAAATAACGTTTTGATTGAGTCTCTTGACGACGGGACTCCTGCGTATTATAATTCTAATGTCCTAGGAAGATATTATCGGAAGGATTATTTTAATGAGTGACCTAAAAGTTAAAAAAGTCTGCAATACACTTATTGAAGACCATATCAATCGTATGCACGAATTGTGTGATGAGGGTCGAATCAAAGATGCTGAAAGTGTTTATGGTGAGATTCGAGATTGGGTGATTCAGAAAGAAAATCTGGAAGTTTTATCTTTGGAATATATTAGTGGTTATTTTCCAGATTTGTAATATTTCTAAATAATCACTTATAATGCAAAATCCAATTTTTGGATCCCTATTATGAGTAGGGTTTTTTATTATGAGAATGTGAATGAAAATTTAGAGCCGTGGGTACTGCCCCTGAGACGGGGAATTTCTCCTTTACCTAGACGGATGTAGAGTTCAATTAATTTTAATGCAATCTATCTTTACAGTAGCCTTGCCCCTTCTGGCAACGGTTACAACCAGTACGGCATCACTGCCATTCGTCAACTACAAGATGCAAGGTCCTCCACCTCCAGTGGAACCAACAACTAAACAATTTTCCGTTATTAAAGAATTTGACCTTGTAGATGAAAAGAAGACAGCAATCCGAGAGGTTGCTCCCGAAAAGCCAAAAGAGAAAAGACTAATTTGTAAAGGGTGTAATGAACATGAAAATGCTGCCCTGGCATTCTTCCAGGATCGTGGTATTAAAGACAGAAACGCCCTTGCTACCATCATGGGTAATATTCGTCAGGAATCTACTTTTATTCCTAACATTTGTGAAGGTGGTAGTAGAACCAGTTGGAGTAACTGCGGTCGCGGTTACGGACTGATTCAATGGACATCTGCCAATAGATATTATGGATTGGGTGATTTTGCTAAGAGGTATGGTGGTTCACCATCATCACTTCACACGCAACTTCGTTATCTAACGACTGAAGTTCAATGGCAACGAATTCAAGATAGGATGAAAACTCCTGGTAAATCTATTGATCGTTACATGGACTATGCGTATAGTTGGATTGGTTGGGGGCATCATGGTGCTCGCACATCTTATGCCTATGATTATGCTTCCAGACTGATCACGGTAGAAATTTGATACAATAGAATAGATGGGGAAAGTAATATACTTTCCCTATTGCTAAAATAAATTAAATGAATTAAACTAATAATATATTGCGGGCATGGTGTAGAGGTAACATACCATCCTTCCAAGTTGTAGTCACGGGTTCGATCCCCGTTGCCCGCTTTTTATGAAATAAATATCTTATTAATATATGGTGAATAAAATGCTAAAAATAAGATGTAAAAATTGTAACATTGAATTGGAGTCTCACCCAATAAAAACAAAATGTTGTGGTTGTGATAATATTACAACAATAACAGGAGAGAAAATTACTGCTCTGGATTTATCTTTAGTTGAACTTATAATTTCTGGAAAGGACAATTCTCCCAAGACTGTATTAAGCAGAGAAGATTTGCTCTATCAAGAATCTAGAAGAAATAGAAAAGTAAAAAAACTTGAATTTGAAATTAAATAATTATGATAAAATCAATAAAATCAATTACAGTTGTTGGAGGGGGAACATCTGCTTGGTTGACTGCTTCTTATCTAGTTTCAAAATGTTCCCCAGATGTTAATATAACTGTTATTGATAAATTTGATGGTTCTCCAGTTGGGGTTGGTGAAGCAACACTAATTCCATTTTTATCTTTTATGGAAAAGTGTGGATTTTCCGAAAAAGAATGGTTTAATGAAATTGATGCCACGATTAAAGGAGGTATATTATTTGAAAATTGGCAGATTGATGGTGAAAATATATGGCATCCATTCTCCTATGCGAAGTTTGGTAGTAACTATGATAATAATTTGAGTCTTTGGTCAAATACTCAGCACTTAAATTTTGTTGATTATGGACTACCAGATTATGAATTGTATATTGCAAATAAAAAAGTTAATTTGGAATCTGTAAAATCAATTGCCAGACATATTGATTGTGGAAAACTTGTAAAATTTATAAAAGAAAAATTACAAGATAAAATTTCTTTTATAAACTCAGAAGTTGTTGATGTTGTAAAAAATAATGATGGATATATTGCAAGTATTAAACTAAAAAATAATCAACAAATAAAATCTGACTTATATATTGATTGTACTGGATTTAAAAAAGTATTAAGTAATGATAGTATAAAAGTAGATTTATCGAATAGATTATTTTGTGATACTGCAATCGCAGGTCATATACCATATAAAGATAGAAAAAGTGAACTCCATCCGTACACTGCATCTGATGCAGTTGAGCATGGATGGATATGGAAAATACCAGTTAAAAGTAGAATTGGTAGTGGATTAGTTTTCAATAGATCAATTACTGATATTGATACTGCAAAAGATTATTTTGTTAAGTACTGGGATAACAGAGTAGAAAAAGAATCCTTAAAAGTTATTGACTGGACACCTTACTACAGTGAAAAATTCTGGAATGCTAATGTTGTAAATATCGGATTATCTGCCGGATTTATTGAACCACTTGAAAGTACAGGACTTCAGTTTATCCAAATGGGAATCGAATTATTGGATAGAGTATTAAATTCTTCTTTTTATAGTCAAGATGATATAACTTTATATAATAATAAGATGACCATTGCATATGATGAAACTGTAGACTATGTTTCTATGCATTATTTTAATACAAATAAAGAAGGAAAGTTTTGGGATTTTGTTAGAGAAAAAACTAAAAATCTAAATGAAAGGACAAATTTCTATTTGGAATTGATGAAAACCAATAATATACACATTAATATAAGTTCTGGTGAAACTATCTTTGGTAAATATAACTGGATGTTATGGTTAGTGCAACTTGGGTATCCAATAGGTAAATTTGCAACAAGTTTTAATGATTTTGAATTAATTCATGAACTTAATAAGTATTATGATTTCAACTATGAACTAGCAATGAGTTCTATGGATGCCGACACATTTTGTGATTTATATGGTGGATAATTTAATAATTTTTTAATCAAAGTTATCAAACCAACAAATTTGATGACATTTTACTGTAAGTGATTATTATATAGTAGTAATACGCATTAATCGTATGGATCAGCACACCTATAATAATTGGGTGAAGATCAAAGCAACTTTTGAGGAATCTGGTAATACAGATAACATGTTTTATAAAAGAGCTGTAGAGATTGTTAAAACCAGAAGAGACCCTCTCGCAAAATTTCTTGGAGATGAAAAGTGATGGAACCTTATGATGAATGTGTGAGTCGTTCTGAAGTGCAGGAGATGATTGATGATGCAATACGAAAACATAATCGTAATGCTGCGATTATCTCAATGTGTGTTGGTTGGGTTGTTCTTGCTCTTTTTGCTGAAGGTCTGCTTCGACTTATTGGAGTAATTCCGCCAGTATTTTCATGGCTCAAAATCACTTTGAACTAATCTTTTTAGTTCCTTGGTTGGTCCTAGTGGTAATATCCCTAACAATGATCGTGCAGGGGTGGATGATTATGAATGCCCATTATGGATATTCAAAAAGTCCAAAAGTAAAACATCCAGAACTTAACGACGTTAAAGCAGGAGATCCTTTACTAGTGGTTAGATTTACAGACGAAGACATAGCAAAATTACAACAAAGAGTTACTGAACAAAAAATGCAAGAACTCTTTGAAGAACCATCTACATATGAAGACGATGACGACGACAGATTGGATGATATTTATTGAGTTTGTCTCACATATGCTTTATATGTTTATAGCATTTATGTGCGGAATAATTATTGGTTATATCGTAGGGTTCAGAAACGGAGGAGGGGAATGATTAGATTGACATTTTCTGCCATTTGTTTATTTGGATCCATAATGCTTTTTATTAACTGGGGATTAAATAACGCATATCCACAATAGGAGATACTGTATGAAGATTTTTTTAGATACTGCTGATATTTCATTTATCGAATCAGCATATGAAACTGGACTACTCGATGGTGTTACCACCAATCCATCACTCATTCTTAAGAGTGGAAGACAACTTTTGGAAGTGATTGAGGAAATATCTAATTTCCAAAATCTAGAAAGTATTTCGGCAGAAGTTGTTGCAGATACTGCAGAAGAAATGCTTTCGGAAGCACAGAAATATTATTCAATTTCACCTGCCGTCACAATCAAAGTTCCTTGTACTGTAGAAGGACTTAAAGCTTGTAAGTTTCTTTCTGATAAAGGAATTAAAACAAACGTGACCCTTGTATTCTCAGTAGCACAAGCAATTCTTGCATCAAAGGCAGGAGCAACATTCATCTCACCTTTTGTTGGTCGTTGGATGGATAATTCCGTAGATGGAATTGAACTGATCAAGAACATTCGTAAGGCATTTGATTATTCTGGAACATCTACACAAATTCTTGCAGCATCTCTTCGTGATGTAAGACAAGTAGAACAGTCTGCACTTGCTGGTGCTGATGTAGTTACAATTCCGCCAGTCGTATTCTGGGCAATGTATAAGAATATTATGACTGATAAGGGTCTAGAACTCTTTCAGAAAGATTGGGAGGAAGTTCTTAAATCTACAGAAAAATGAAGAAGGAGCATCAATGTTGGCATTTTGTAATGTCATCATTAGCAAGAATATATGGAGTTAATAAAATAAAAAGTGAAGAAAGATTTCACTCGTTTGCATTAGAGTGGTGTGATGATCATAATTATACTTGTGATATTCATCTTGATGATTTAAATAAAGTTGATGCTTATTTTAGAAAAGAATACGAAAACTGGGAGCGATAAATGAAAGTAGGATTAATTGGACTTGGACGAATGGGAGAAGGAATGTCCCGTCGTATGATGAAAGCAGGAATAGAAGTCTGGGGTTATCGGAGGAATTATGAAAAAGCAAACGAAGCTTTTGAAAAGGGATTTGTTAATGGAATTGCAACTACTATTGAAAATCTTGTTAAAGTAGTTAAACAAAATAAAAAAGGTGGCACTCAACCAGGAATTTTTCAAATGGTTGTTCCTGCCGAAACAGTAGAGGAGACAATTAATGAGCTACTACGATATTGTAGTGAGGGAGATATTATTATTGATCATGGCAATAGCAATTTTAAAGACAGTCGGAAGAGAGCAGAACGTCTGGCAAAGATGGGTATCCAATATATTGATTGTGGCACTAGCGGTGGTGTTTACGGTTTGGATCGTGGATACTGTCTTATGGTTGGTGGCGGAAATACTGCGGTCGCCACTTGTGCGAGCATTTTTGATGCCCTTGCCCCAGGAGTCAATGCTGCCCCGAGGACTCAGTTTGACTCACCTTTGACCTCTGCAGAGTTTGGTTGGTTGCATTGTGGAGGACCTGGAGCAGGACACTTCGTGAAGATGGTTCACAATGGAATTGAGTATGGTATAATGCAGGCATATGCCGAAGGATTTAACATTATTAAAAATGCAAACGCAGGTGCAAAATATGTCAAGGAAGGAGATTCTGAGGTTGCTCCAATGGCAGACCCAGAATCTTATTGCTATGATATTGACGTTGCTGAAGTTGCTGAGTTATGGCGTCGTGGTAGTGTTGTTGGGTCTTGGCTTCTTGACCTTACCGCTGATGTTCTGCGGAATGATGGTGAACTTAAACAGTTCTCTGGAGGGGTTTCCGATAGTGGTGAGGGTCGTTGGACTGTTTCTGCCGCTGTGGACCTTGGTGTACCCGCTCCTGTCATTACTACTGCCCTTTTTGAAAGATTTAATTCACGCAACTTGGGCTCTTTCGCAGCCAAGGTTCTGAATGGTATGAGGTATATGTTTGGGGGACATCATGTTAGGTAAGGCACTTTTATTTGCTGCAATTCCCTTTGTATTATCTACACTTTATTTTGGAACAAAGGGTGGTTATTATGATTCTAAAGATTATAAGGGTAATGGAACAGCACACTGATGAAACACGCACTAATACTCTCTCTTTGTTTTCTTCCTCTCGCAGTTATCTACATAGTAATGAAGGTATCATTATGGTTATCTACTAGCGTATCTGAAGTCAATTATGTCAGAGAGGATGCAAAACGAGAACACGGACCCTATTTGGAAGACCCATATGGAGACGTTGATGAGAAAGAAGAGGATTATTGAGACTAAAGAAATAATCGAAAAGGCAATCTTTGATTGGTATTTCGAGCAAGGTAAACCCGTTCCTGATTGGAAGATTAAAAAGGATCCTCAGTGGTGGACTGATTATTTGAGGGAACTTTCTGGTGATTATGACGGCAATGATGACTGGTAATTAAAATGATATTTCATATAGTAGAAAAACTAGCAGCAAATCCATTCTTTCTCTTTCTTTGTGGATGTGGATTGACAATAGTGCCATTTGCAGGTATTATGTATATACACAAAAATCACATTAGTGATGGTGGAAAATAGTCACGGATGGACTCTAACAGCACTGGTCGGAAGCAATCCCCCCTTATGGCAAAATCTGATTTTTTCAGATATATTGGAAATATTCTCCTTTTATCAGGATACTTTTTTCTGTTATGGGGAGATATGAAAATTGGGTTATTTGTAAAATGTATTGGGAATATTTTTGTTGTTCCTTTTGCAATCAAATATAAGTTTTGGGATATACTTTTTTTATGTGGTTTTTATGCCGCAATTGAAATACCAAAATTAATTCAACTTTTCCTAGTTAAGTAAAACTAGGTGGTGGAGCCGAGAAATCGAACAACTGATTGAGTTTCCAATTTCTCTAAAGAATTGGTGGTGCGGATGGGATAACTCCCGCCTGGTTATTATTCCAGTTAAAAATATCTTATGGAAGAGGGGTTTACAAGACCCCTCTTTTTTAGTATGATATATACTAAAGAATTATTATTTTCTTGATTAAAGTATGAGTCAATACATTAAAACAGCACTTGTTCTTGGTGCTGGTGGCTTTATTGGAAGTCATATGGTAAAAAGATTACGTTCCGAAGGATATTGGGTTCGTGGTATAGACCTTAAAAGACCAGAATTTTCTCCCACTGAAGCAAATGAATTTGTTCAGGGAGACCTTAGAGATGTAGATTTTGTTAGTAGAGTCCTAGAATATAAAGGAGAACTTGGCAATTTTTATAACCATGTTCCATATCGTTATATTCAAGCATTTGATGAAATTTATCAGTTTGCTGCTGATATGGGAGGAGCAGGATTTGTTTTCACTGGGGAGAATGATGCAGATATTATGCATAATTCAGTATCAATCAATTTGAATGTTCTTGAGGAACAACGTAAATTAAATGAAAGAGTCGGTACGAATACTACTAAAATTTTCTATTCTGGTTCTGCTTGCATGTATCCTGAGCATAACCAACTTGATCCCGATAATCCTGATTGTAGGGAGTCTTCTGCTTATCCTGCCAATCCAGATTCTGAATACGGTTGGGAAAAACTTTTTAGTGAGCGTCTATATTTTGCTTACAATAGGAATTACGGCATTCCTGTACGTGTTGCTAGATATCATAACATCTTTGGACCAGAGGGGACCTGGGAAGGTGGACGAGAAAAGGCTCCTGCTGCGATTTGTAGAAAAGTGGCATATCTTCCGACTGAGGGCGGCACTATTGAAGTATGGGGGGATGGTAAGCAAACAAGATCTTTCCTCTATATTGATGAATGTATCGAAGCAACCCGTCGAATGATGGATTCTGAGTTTATGGGACCCGTTAATATTGGTTCTGAAGAAATGGTGACAATTAATCAACTTGTCGATACTGCTGCTAAAGTTTCAAATAAGGAAGTCGAAAAGAATCATATTCCAGGACCACTTGGAGTTCGTGGTCGCAATTCCAATAATGACCTAATTCGTGAAAAACTTGGTTGGGATTATTCACAGACTCTTGAAGAAGGTATCCGCAAAACATATGAATGGATTAGTGAGCAAATTGCCAAGAAAGCATCATGAGTTGGAGAACTTCTTTATTAGATATCGCAGTTAACGACCATAATAGTTTTGAAAAAGAAGAATTGGTAAACTATGATGTTTATCAATTTGGTGTTTTTAATGGTGGGTCGATGAAAGAAATTGCTTCTATTTTAAATAAACACAAAATAGAAGTGAATACTTTCCATGGGTTTGATGTTTTTACTGGAATGCCAAAAGAAACTGCAGAACCCATTTTCCAAGATTCTTGGAATCCAGATATTTTTCCAGATGAATTTAATGTTCTTAAGCATATGAGTTTGGATACTCCAGATGATTGTGCAAATCATATTCAGAAAGAAGTTCAAACTATCTTTACGAATAAAAATAATCAAAGTAAAGTATCTGTTGTTGCTGGACTTGTTGAGGAAACTCTCCCAAAACAAAAAGATTTAAAACCAGCATTTTACGTTGATTTTGATTTGGACATTTATTCCCCAACAAAATACGCATTTAATTATTTGATGGAGAATAATTTGATTGTTCCTGGAACACTAATTGGGTATGATGATTGGGGTGGAACTCCTGGGTTTGAAGAATTCAAAGATGGAGAATCCAGAGCACATAAAGAGATTCTAGACCAGTGGGGAATCTCTATGACTAAATTATATCAAAGTGGGAATTCTTACCCACACGTACAAACTCTTTGGATAGTAGATAGCTTAGAATGAAAATCTCAGTATTAGGTTCAAGTGGTCAGGTTGGAGCATACCTGACCGAATATCTTCGTGGAAAAGGTCATACCGTCAATGAATTTGATGTTGTGAATGGACCAGAACAGGATATGACAGTTATTCCAAATCAAAACTTGGAAGATAATATCAAAGATTCTGACTTTGTATTCTTCCTTGCATTTGATGTGGGTGGTTCCAGATACCTTAAAAAGTATCAGCACACATTTCAGTTCATTGATAACAATGCACGTCTGATGGCAAATGCATTTGGACTTCTTAAGAAGTACAATAAGAGGTTTGTTTTTGCATCATCTCAGATGAGCAATATGAGTTATTCTCCATATGGAGTTCTGAAGAATGTTGGAGAACTTTATACTAAGTCTCTTAATGGACTTATTGTTAAGTTCTGGAATGTGTATGGCATCGAAAAAGACCACGATAAAGCACACGTTATTACTGACTTTATTCGTAAAGGATTTGAGACTGGTGTAATTGATATGCTTACTGATGGTCAGGAGCAACGTGAGTTTCTTTATGCTGAAGATTGCTGCGAAGCACTAGAGGCAATTATGGAAAACTATAATGACTTTACTTCAGAAGATAATCTTCACATCACAAGTTTCCATTCCACAAAGATTCTTGATATTGCAAATATTATTTCTGGTCAATTTAATTTGATTGATAAGTCAGTGAAGATTCAACCATCAGAAGAAAAAGATTCTGTTCAAATGGATAAAAGAAATCTTCCAGATACATATTTGACTAAATGGTGGATGCCCAAAACAACTATCGAGCAAGGAATTGCTAAAGTCTTTGAGGCAATGAAGAATGAGCAAATTTAAGATTAATCTTTATTGCAACGATTCTCTTCTTCCTTCTACTTCAGATAAAAACACTTCTAAGTTCACTGAGTGGGTTTATGATGGTTCTGGAGACGTTAATTTTTATGTAAATCAACGTTCTCTAGAAGCATTTTCTACAGTTCAAACCAAACCAACATATATTTGGTTGTTGGAATCCAAGCAAATCATCAAACCAATCTATGATTGGGTTATTAAAAATTATGAGTTTGCTGCTACTAGAGTTGATGGTATTTTTAGTTGCGATAGGGAATTATGTGAAAAATATCCAAAGATTAAATATGCAATTAGTAATGCTGCACCTTGGGTTGTAGATAGACAGATATTTGAAAAGACCAAATTAGTCTCTATGGTCTCATCAAATAAGTCTATGGTTCCTGGACATATAAAGAGACTTGAGTTTGTGAATAAGTTCAAAGACCAAGTAGATTTATTTGGTAGGGGTATCCGAGATATTTCTTGTAAAGAAGAAGCACTAAAGGATTATATGTTCTCTATTGCAGTAGAAAATGCAGTTTATGATACCTATTTCACTGAGAAGATTACAGATTGTTTTGCTACTGGAACTATTCCAATTTTTTATGGATGTAGAGGAATTACTGAGTATTTCAATGAAGAAGGAATTATATTCCTAGATGATGATTTTGATATCTCTTCATTGACAGAAGACCTTTATCATTCTAAAATAGATGCAGTTAAAGATAATTTTGAACGTTCTTTAAACCTTCCTGTTGCGGAAGATTTTATCTATACCAATTATTTTAAATGAGTCAATACAAATATTTTTCGGAAAATAATGTTAAAGTCGATGGGGTAATCCATGTTGGTGCTCATCGTGGTGAAGAAATTTATGATTATGAAAAACTTGGTGCTAAGCAAATCATCTGGGTTGAACCCAATCCAGATGTATTTAAGGAGTTGGAAATCGCACTAAGCAGAGCAGAAACAAGTGTAGAGTCTCATGGATTCTGTGTAGCAGCAAGTGATAGTGATTGTGAGGAGATTGATTTTCACATTTGCTATGGACCAGATGCTGGTTTTATGACTGGTAATAAAGGATGCTCTTCTCTACTTAGACCAAAAGGTAGATTTGAAGAGTGGCATAAGGAAACAATTAAAGTTGAAACTGTAAAGTTGGATACTCTTATTGAGTCTAATGAATTTAATTATTCTGACTTTCAACTTTTGGATATGGACACTCAAGGTGCGGAACTTCTCGTATTAAAGGGTGCAACAAAAGTTTTGGAAAATGTTAATTATGTGACGACTGAAGCAACTTGGAATAATCCAGATTATGTTGATAATGTAATGTTTGATGAACTCAAAGATTATCTGAAAGGATTTGGGTTCGAGCATGTAGAAACTTTCGAACATACCTCCGATTGGGGAGACGCACTTTTTGTAAAAACAAGTAAGGAGTAAAATGGCAATTTCATTTAATGGTCTTGGTAATGCAGGACGACTCGGTAATCAAATGTTCCAGTATGCTGCTATTCGAGGCATTGCAGCAAATCGTGGATTTGATTGGATGATTCCACCAGAAGGTGCAGATAGATGTGATAATTATGGTCTTTTTGATGGTTTTAAACTAACTAACTGTCAAGAAAAAAATCAGGGAGAACAACCTAAACAAATGATTTCTTGGAGGGAATTCCACTTCAATGAGAAAATTTTTAATGAATGCCCTGATAATGTAGATATTGATGGGTATTTTCAATCAGAAAAATATTTCAAGCATATTTCTGATGAAATTCGTCAAGATTTTACATTTAAAGATGAATGGTTAGACCCCTGTAAAGAATTTATTGAAAGCTTTAATACAGATAAATTGGTTTTTCTACATGTTCGCAGAGGAAATCCCAATCTAACTGGAGTGAGGGGTGAACGTTGGTCTTATCAAATGCTTCAGCAATACCATCCTCTTTGTAAAATGGATTACTATGAAGAAGCATTGAAGCAGTTTGACGATAGTTATAAAGTTATTGTTTTTTCTGATGTAATTGATTGGTGCAAAAAGCAACCATTATTCCAGGGAGATAAATTTCATTTCTCAGACAACTCAAAGGAGTTGTTCCGTGATGGTGCTTCTATTCCTTATGTTGATCTTTGTTTGATGACTTTGTGTTCTGATGCAATTATTGCAAATTCTTCTCTTTCTTGGTGGGGTGCTTGGCTAATTAATAATCCAAATAAAAAAGTTATTGCTCCCAAACCATGGTTTGGACCTGCCTATGATCATTACATTATGGATGATTTAATTCCTGATGGTTGGATTGAACTCTATAATGATCCATCAGAGATTGCTCCAGAGGTTTGAAGATGAAAGTTGATTTTTTAATTCCGTGTAGAATTGAAAGTGAAGATAGATTGAGAAATATAATTACTTCTGTTTCTTATCTTCTTTATCACTTTCCTGAGTCTAAAGTTATTGTAAAGGAAGTAGATAAACGATCAAATTTTAAATTTAGAGCTATACCTGAAATTAAAAAATATGTTGGTATTGAAAATTTAAACCACATTTTTGAAGAAAGTGAAGATGATTTTTTTCACAAAACAAGAATACTAAATGATCTTCTTATTGAATCATCTTCTGATATTGTTTTCAATCACGATGTTGATATGATACTCCCAGTATCAACATATCACCATGCATATTCTGCAATTATTCAGGGGAATTGTGATGTAATTTATCCTTATGGGTGTGGAGCATATCAACGGGCAGTGAATTATCCCATGGAGGTCTATGAGGGATTTTTGAATTCAAAATTTGATCCAAAAATTCTTATTGAAAATTCCCAAAAAGCATCCTCTACTATTGGTTGGGGACAAATGATTAAAAGATCTACTTATATTGATTGTGGGATGTGGAATGAAAACTTTATATCCTGGGGAGCAGAAGACTGCGAATTTTATTACAGACTTGCTAGTTTTGGATATAAAATGGGTAGGGTTAATGATTTAATTTATCATCTTGAGCATGGGAGAACATTCAATTCCCATTACCATAATCCAAAGTTTTCCGATAATCATAATCTTTGGCAATGGATAAGAAAGCAAAATACTGATACATTGGTTAACTATTATAACCAACAGGAATATTATAAAGAAAGGAGGAAGCAATTGAATGTTAGCGTTTAATGAACTTGGCAATAATGGTCGTTTGGGAAACCAAATGTTTCAATATGCAGCATTGAGGGGAATCGCAAGTAAGATGGGGTATGAGTTTTGCATACCACCTTTCACTGCGTCTAGAATTGATAACTATAGTTTACATAAATGTTTTAAATTGCCAAATGTTTCTAGTGGCAATAAAGGATTTTTGGACAATGGATTTGCACCAGTAGTTGTAGAAAGGCAATTTCATTACGATGAAGATTTGCATAATTTGTGTCCAAATGATGTGAGCATACATGGATTTTTTCAAACAGAAAAATATTTTTCTCATATAACAGATAGTATAAGAGAAGATTTTACATTTTATGATGAAATTTTAGAACCATGTAAAGAGATGATTTCCACTTTGGATAAACCTATTTTCTTACATGTCCGTAGGGGAGATCCAAATCTTGTCGATGCTCGTGGATTTAAATGGTCTTATACTCAATGCTCTGAGCAACATCCTCCTCAACCATTAGAGTATTATGAGGAAGCATTGAAGAAATTTGATGATGATCAAACTGTAATTGTTGTTTCTGATTCACCAGAATGGGTTAAAGAACAAGAAATTTTTTCTGATGATAGGTTTTTAATTTCTGAACCAGAAGAAAAATATCCAGATGGATCATATACTCCTTATGTTGATCTTTGTTTAATGTCTTTATGTTCTGGTGCAATTATCGCAAATTCCTCATTGTCTTGGTGGGGTGCTTGGTTGCAAAATGGTAAAGGAACTGTCGTTGCACCAAAGATGTGGTTTGGACCTTCTTATGCCGATAAAGATACTAAAGATCTATATCTTGATTCATGGATTCAGTTGTAATTGTAGTTGATAATTTTTTAGATAATCCAGATCTAGTAAGATCATCTGCTATATCAATTAATTATCCAAAACAGGGAATTTTTCCAGGATTACGTAGTTTAAAAGCAGATTGTGATTATCGAAAAATGATAAAACAAAAATTTGAAGAGATAATGGGGAAGGAGATTTTCTTTCCTTATGATCAAGATAGTTTTTGTTTTCAACTTTGCTTTGAAGATACCGAAAGTTGGGTTCATAAAGACGAAACAGAATGGTCTGCAGTTTTGTATTTAACACCAAATGCTAATGTTGGATCTGGAACTGCAATATATACTCCAGTCAAAATTGATCCCGAAACTGATGAGGATTATTCTTTGAATTCTTTAATTGGTAATGTATACAATAGAATAGTATTTTTTAAGGGAAATAAAAATTTTCATAGAAGTTTTATTCCTGGATTTGGAAATTCACCCGAAAACGCTAGGTTGACACAAGTGTTCTTTTTTAATACATATGATAATGGAAAAAAACAAATCAGCATATAAACTTAAAAATATTGGACCCATATATTACTTGAACCTTGATGGTCAACCAGATAGAAAAGAGTATATGGAAGACCAATTTAAAGAATGGGAGATTGAAAACTATACTCGCATTTCTGCTTATGATGGCAGGGATGATGATTTGAGTGATATTATCTCTGGTCGTTATCCCGATATGATGACCTCAGGTGAAATTGGATGCACTACATCTCACTTAAAGGCAATTAAATTTTGGTATGAAAATTCTAATTCTCCATATGCAATAATTATGGAGGATGATGTAGACCTTCAGATTGTGAAAAATTGGGATTTTACTTGGATCGATTTTTATTCTAAGGTTCCTTATGATTATGATGTAATTCAGTTAGCAATTATTTGCACAGGAAATCTTCATGTCCAATTGCATAAAAGATTTGTTAATGATTTCTCCACTGCTTGCTATATGATTACTCGTCATCATGCAGAAAAATTAATTAAGCATCATATCAGAGGAGAAAAATATAAACTTGATAATGGTGTTAAACCTCGTGCAGTTGCAGATGATTTGATATACAATTCTGGAAATACTTTTTCTATTCCTATTTTTCTTTATAAAATTGCTCTTGGATCATCAATTCATCCAGAACATATTGATATTTTCCATCGGTCAAGTCATGATGGACTTCTTCAATTTTGGCAACAAAATGGATCAAATATAAAAATTGAAGATCTAATGAATTATGATCCATATCTTGGAAGAATAACCTCACCTGAAAAATCTTGACTTGATCCCAAAATAAGTGTTAAGATAAATACCGTGATACAACTGTGCCGCAACTATTTGCACGGTTAATCAATATGTCGTTTAGTACTAAAAACAAATTTATGAAACTCAAACAACTGATGCTTGCACCTGTTGCTCTGGGAATGGTTGCTCCTTCTGCAATTGCCGCAGAAATTAACATGAACGGAGTAAACCAATATGCATCCCAAGAACAGGTCACAAGTGTTACTCAATTTTCTGATGTGCAACCAACCGATTGGGCATATCAAGCACTGTCGCAACTGGTAGATCGTTATGGTTGCGTTGCTGGTTATCCTAACGGCACATTCCGTGGCGGTCGTGCAATGACTCGTTATGAAGCAGCAGCACTTCTAAATGCTTGCCTGGATCGTGTAACTGAAGTTACCGATGAACTTAAGAAGCTTCTGAATGAATTCGGTGCAGAACTTGCAGTTCTCAAGGGTCGTGTAGATGGTCTGGAAGCACAAGTTACTACACTTGAAGCACAACAGTTCTCCACCACCACTAAACTGCGTGGTGAAGCAAACTTTGTTCTTGGTGGTGTAGATGACTACCAAACCAAAGGTGGTGATGCAACTCGTACTGCATTCAACTATGATCTGCGTCTGAACCTGGATACTTCATTCACTGGCAACGATCTGCTTCGCACTCGTCTTCGTTCTTCTAACTTCAGTACTGATCCTTTCGGTTCCAGTTCTTCTCTGTTCAAACTGGATAAGGCAGACAATACCACTGGTGAGAATGGTAATAACGTAGTTATTGACCGTCTGTACTATCAGTTCCCTGCATTTAATAACACCACCACATTTACTGCTGGTGCTCTGGTTCGTAATACTGAAATCTCTTGGGTTCCTTCTGCTTATAGTTCCAAGATCCTTGACTTCTTCCAAGTCGGTGGTACTCCTGGTGTCTATAACAAGGCAGTTGGTTCAGGTTTCGGTGTTCAGTATGGCAACAAAGGTCTCGTTGCTGGTGTAAACTATGTTGCTCAAAATGGCAATGATAGTGCAACTGGTGAGTTTGACCGTTCTGGTGCTCTCAACACTCTGGCACAAATCGGTTATCGTGGTGACAACTATGGTATCGCATTCGGTTATCGTTATGGCACCGAAGGCACTCGTGTTCGTACCTTCAATGGTCTGAACGGTGCATCGGGTGCTCTGGTTCCTGGACAAACCTCTAATGGTTATGCTGTGAACGCATATTGGCAACCTACTCAATCTGGTTGGGTTCCCTCTATCTCTGCTGGTTATGGTTGGAATACTGTAAGTGGTACTGAAAGTGCTGCTACCAACAGTCAGTCCTGGATGGCAGGTCTTCAGTGGGAAGATGTGTTTGTTGATGGTAATACTGCTGGTTTTGCTATCGGTCAGGCACCTACTGGTGAAGATCTGGAGAAAGCAACTATGCTTGAGTTCTTCTACAAGTATCAAGTGTCTGATAACATCAGCATCACTCCTGCAATCTTCTATGCAAGTGATAACCAACGTCTAGTCAACAACTCCTCCAACTGGGGTGGTGTAATTCAGACAACATTCAAGTTCTGATAAGTCAGTAAATCTAAACAAAATCTTAAGGAGGGGTTGACACCCCTCTTTTTTTGCTATATAGTGTTGTTGTAAATCTTTACAAAAGATAATGACTGTAACAAAAAATGAGTTCGGGCAAATGAATATGTTTGCTAAAGAACCCACAATGTATATGACCAAAGAGGACATTGAACGTTATGGGTTTGAACCTTATGCTGAGAAGGCAGAAAAAATGAATGGTCGTTGGGCAATGATTGGTATTGTCGCAGGTGCTATTTCTTATGCTCTCACTGGAAATCTTTTCTTCGGTGTTATCTGATACTTGACTATGACTTCACTTTTGTTTACAATCACATCCGTTGCCTTCTTTGTTTTGTTGGCAGCATCCGTAGAAAAAATTTGTGAGACTTACTGATGACCGTTTTTAATATCACTCTTCAATCTCCCGATGGAACTGAAACCACAATCCAATGCCAAGACGATCAATATATTCTTGAAGCAGCAGAGGAAGCAGGTGTTGACCTTCCTTCTTCATGTAAAGCAGGTGCTTGTTCGGCTTGTGCAGGAAAACTCATCTCTGGCACCGTAGATAATGAGGAGCAATCCTTCCTTGATGATGACCAGATTGCGGAAGGTTGGGTTCTGACTTGTGTTGCATATCCAACAAGTGATTGTGTGATTCTTACTGAACAAGAGGAGAATCTGTGAGTGCTAATATGCTAGGGCAATTTAACCTTGCTCTTCAAGAGTTGGTTGATAGTGGTGCTTGGGACCGAGATGTAGAACTAGAAGTCAAGATTGCAGGCACCCTTAAAAACGATAAGTTTATCGTAATCAAACCAATTAAAGAACGAATGGTCTGCAACCCAGACCCAGAACTAAAACAAAAACACATTTATCAAGGAGAAAACAAATGAACGAACGTGCAGAACGTATTAATGGTTGGGCAGCAATGATTGGCATTGTTGCCGCAATTGGTAGTTATGCTGCCACTGGTCAAATTATTCCTGGTATTTGGTGATATGAAGTGTAAAGTGCAGTTGTATGTAGCAGGTAAGGTCTTCCACGAAATAGTAGAGGCAAGAGATTATCAGGATGCAAGGGAAACTGCACTTGCACGAAATCCAAATGCTAAAGTTGTTGGAGTTACCGCTGTTTTTGATTAATAATTATGTTTAATTTTTTTAAAAAAGAAGAAACGACTAGGGAGGTTCCTATGCGTAAAGAGAAATATATTATCCCTCAAGTAGAATTTGTATTCCGTGAGAACGGAGAATTTGTAAATCGCACATCTTCAGAACTTTTCGATGGGAAGCGTGTTGTCATTTTTAGCTTGCCTGGTGCTTTCACTCCTACTTGCAGTGCCTATCAGCTACCTGGATTCGAAGAGAAATATGACGACTTTATTGGTCTCGGCATCGACGCTATTTACTGCATCTCTGTTAATGATGGGTTTGTAATGAATGCTTGGGCACAGGACCAGAACATCAAGAATGTAAAACTTATCCCTGATGGTAATGCATATTTCACCCGTTCTATGGGATATCTCGTAACCAAATCTAATCTTGGTTTCGGTCAACGTTCTTGGCGTTATGCTGCTGTTATTGATAATGGAGTTATCGAAAAACTATTCGTTGAAGATGGTATGCGTGATAATGCAGATACTGATCCATACGAGAAGAGCACCCCAGAAAATCTTCTTGAGTATGTGAAGTCTACAGTTCGTGAAGCAGTTCCTGCATAACTATTAATGTAGTTTTTTATAGAACAATGTTCCACGAAATACTTTTTACTCTTACTGGGATTGGTTCCTTAGTTCTTATTTCCTACGCAATTAATAAAACAACTGAAGACTTGTGAGAATATAACTCTGCTGCTAAATAGACAGCAGAGTTTTTTTATTATGCCAAGAGGACAACTTACTAAGGATATTATAAGAATGGAAGTTCTTAAAATAAAAAATCAATTGGATAGAGATGAATTTAGTTGGGGTGGCAATCCTAAAGAAGTTGCTCACAGGTATCTGAATAAAGTATTAGATAAAATTGAAGAGTATTATAGATAAGTAAATTTGCAAAAGAATAATGAGAATAGATCTTCATAACTTTTTCAAACACTATGATGAAAAGAATCCAAAGCACGTTGCTGCTGTAGAGCAACTTGAGGTTGATTTGGCAGCTAAATTCCCAGAGTTGATGGATGACTCGGCAAACTGGGTGAAAATTTATAGAACAAAAGCAGAACAAACAGTTCCTGGAGTTCTTAACGTTCCTTATTTTCCACAAACAGATAATTACAGAGATGCTCAGAGAACCTGTAATTCATCTGCATGTGCTATGTGTTTAGAGTATTTCAAACCTGGCACTCTAGTAGGACCTAAAGGAGATGACGCCTACATTAGAAAAGTTTTTGCAATCGGTGATACGACTGATCACGCCGTACAGACAAAAGTTTTATCGTCTTATGGTGTTAATTCACGATTTAGTTACAATCTTTCTTTTGCTGATCTTGATAGGGAGCTTGCCGCTGGCAGACCTGTCATTATTGGTATTCTTCACAGGGGTTCTTTATCTTCACCTACTGGTGGGCACATGGTTGTAGTGATTGGAAAGAAAGGTGAAGATTATGTTGTCAATGACCCATATGGATCATTGAATGATGGTTATACTGGGTCAGTCTATAATGGAAAAGGTGCAGTTTATAAGAGAAGTGAACTTGCTCGTAGATGGACTGCTGATGGTCCAAAATCAGGATGGGGTAGAATATTCTCATGAGTATTAAATTTATTGATGCAGTAAAAAATCATAAGGATCTTCCACACCAAATTGATGCTTGGAATTTTCTTCAAGCAACAGTGCATAAAGAGATTCTAGATGAGTTTGCTAGAAGGTATAGAAATCAAAAGATAGAACCAACTCTTGAAGGTCTCCCACTTCCAGGAGTAGATTTAATCAAGGAGTTTGAAGGATGTCATCTAAAGGCATATTATGATCCTTTGACTGGAGGACTTCCTATCACAATTGGTTGGGGGAGCACTCGTAGAAAAGATGGAACTCGTTTTATGATCGGTAATAAGATCACTCAAGAAGAAGCGGATGATCTTTTATACTTTCAACTTCGTCGTGAGTTTCTTCCATCATTACAAAAAATCCCATATTGGAATGAGATGAATGAAAATCAACAAGGAGCTCTTTTATCTTTTGCTTATAATCTTGGTGCTGGTTTCTACGGGTCTTCCAATTTTAATACCATAACCAGGGTTCTTCGTGAAAAGAAATGGAATGAAGTCCCAGCAGTATTAGAACTTTATCGCAATCCTGGTAGTAAAGTAGAAGCAGGATTGCTGAGAAGAAGAAAAGCAGAAGGTAAACTTTGGGTTTCTTAATCGTCTAATTTAGTTCGTAAAGCAATCACTGTAGTAAGAATAGTCAATAAAGTTTCATACCCTCTTCTTTGAGATTCATTACAATCTGAAGGAGGAGGGTTTTTTAGTCCACCTAGAAGATTTGCGTATGTAATTGTTCCTGGAATCATAAAGTTGCAGGCAACAAAATTCATTCCTACAAACCCAATTACAGAACAGCAAATAATAAAGATTAGTTTATTCAGAATAGAACCACGCTTTTTTCCTACCTCTTTTTGCGGGTCTTCTGATGAATCTGATGATTTCTGGGAATTGTCTTTTTGGGGGAATTCTTCTGGCATTTAGAAATACTCCGTCATTAGTAATTAATCTTATAACAAGTAATCCAATGAGAAGAATCTTTTTCATTGTGGATAGGGTTTTGCGTATCCTTCTTTTATCATATGGGTATTTATTGGAATATCATCTTCTCCAAGATATATCCATCCGAGAATTCGGCCATACTTATCATCTTTTTCTGTCCTAATAAGCATAGTTTTTTCAGTAGTTAGTTTTTCCTCTAACCATCTTTTTGACTCCAAACCATTAATCTTTTCTTCGAGATTTTTTGTTCTTGTTTCTGGAGCATCTATTCCAGCAAGACGAATTCTTTGGGAAATTATAACATTAAATCCCAAATCAATTTCAACATCAAGAGTATCACCATCAATTATTTTTGCTATTTTCTTGATTTTGTACTCGTACATGTTTTCTGTTTTTATTTTATATAATAATAGTATGTATAATATGCAACATATTATGAGATACTTGAATTTAAATTTATAAATTTGCAAAAAAAATCAGCACCTAGGTGCTGATTTTAAATTTTAAGACAACATTAAGCAGATTGTGCTTCTTCGATTTGCACTTCTGCTGGAATGAATTTTTTTCCTTTTTTTAAAAGATTTGCTGCTTCTTCATCATGGATTGCATTTTTTTGCGCCCAAGTCAAATCAAAATCAGAAACAGATTGATTTTTAGAAACTTTAGTGCAAATTGCTAGCAATCTTTTTCTTGTTCCCTCGTTTAACATGTTTACACCTGGTATATTTACTTTATATATTTATTTATTAAGATTTTTTTTCTTCTTTATGTATCCAAGTCTTTAGTTCTGTTAGGTAATTTCTCAATAAATCTGCTTTTTCTAGATGCCATTTATCACCACTCTTGAAATATTCTTGAGTGTGATTGTCTATTGCTTTTAGGGTGTTGTGGATTGGTGCATTCCAAGGTTCCCTAATAGGAGTATTCCATTCCCGAGGCATATACGGGGAAAAGCAGTTTTAAGTATTTATGTGCTAAAATATATAAAATAATACATTTGAAAATAAATGCGTGAAATGAAAAAATTGCTTTATAATTTTTATACTACAGATAGATGCTCCTTTAACGTTTCTGATGGTGGAGGACCTTTTGGGTTTGATATACACCATGCACTGGAGATTGATTATTTAATAAAAAAATATCAAATTGAAAAGATAGTAGAAACAGGAACGAATATGGCAGATACCACGGAGTATCTTGCAAAAAATTATCCAAAGATAAAAATAGTTTCATCAGAAACAAATAGAGATTTTTTTAATTTTTCCAAAAAAAGATTAATATCATACTCTAATGTTTTTTTATTAAATCAAAGTTCTGAGAAAGTTGTATCTTTAGAAAGTAAAGAAGAGGTGAATACATTATATTATCTTGACGCACATTGGGAACAATATTGGCCACTTAAAGATGAAATTGAAAATATTTCTTCGGGAGTTGTTTGTGTTGGGGATTTTAATATAAATCACTATTCTTATGGATTTGATTATTATAATAATACAATTTGTGATGAAAGTCTTATAAGAAGCACTGGATTTTCTGGAAAAATTTATACAAATAATCCTTATAATTTAAACTACCCATTCCCATTATTACAAAAAGAAAGATTGGGTGGGAGGGCTTATTTTTGTAAAAATGTTGAAAAAGATTTTATGCAAGATAGTCAATATTTTAGATTGCATAATTGACCCCAAAAATTCTGGCTTGACAGAAGGTTTTGGTCATGCTACTATAAATAGGTAAACAAATGTTAAGAATCTCTCATAAATCTTAACATTGTTAACACCCCGAAAACCGAGACCTCTAGGGTGTATAAATTACGTCTCTCATATCCCCGCTGAGGGTGCGGGGAGCATAGTACCTCCACCATTTCCCTGATGGACTTACTAACTTTTTAAACAAATGACTGCTACAATTTCACGTCAACAACAATCGAATACTTGGGAACAGTTCTGCAACTGGATTACTTCAACCGATAATCGTCTTTATGTCGGTTGGTTTGGAGTCCTGATGATTCCTTGCCTGCTTGCCGCTACTATCTGTTTCATCGTTGCTTTTATCGCTGCTCCTCCTGTGGACATCGATGGTATCCGTGAACCCGTTGCTGGTTCACTCATGTACGGAAACAACATCATCTCAGGTGCTGTTATTCCTTCGTCCAACGCAATTGGACTGCACTTTTACCCTATTTGGGAAGCTGCTTCCCTAGATGAGTGGCTATATAATGGTGGACCTTTCCAACTGGTCGTCTTCCACTTTCTGATTGGTATCTATGCCTACATGGGTCGTGAATGGGAACTTTCTTACCGACTTGGTATGCGTCCTTGGATTTGTGTTGCCTACTCTGCACCCGTTGCTGCTGCTAGCGCAGTGTTTCTGGTCTATCCCTTCGGTCAAGGATCCTTCTCTGATGCGATGCCTCTCGGGATTTCGGGAACTTTCAACTACATGCTTGTTTTCCAGGCAGAACACAACATTCTCATGCATCCTTTCCACATGCTGGGAGTTGCTGGTGTCTTCGGTGGTTCTCTTTTCTCTGCTATGCACGGATCTCTTGTCACCTCTAGTCTTGTACGTGAGACGACAGAAAATGAGTCCCAGAACTATGGATACAAGTTCGGACAAGAAGAAGAAACATACAACATCGTAGCTGCACACGGTTATTTCGGTCGTCTTATTTTCCAATACGCATCGTTCAATAACTCACGTTCACTGCACTTCTTCCTTGCTGCTTGGCCTGTTGTTGGCATCTGGTTCACTGCTCTTGGTGTTTCTACGATGGCTTTTAATCTCAACGGTCTGAATTTCAATCAGAGTATTCTCTCTGCTGAAGGTAAAGTAATCAACTCTTGGGCTGATGTACTTAACCGTGCAAATCTGGGGATGGAGGTGTCCCATGAGAGAAACGCCCACAACTTCCCTCTGGACCTTGCTGCTGCTGAGTCAACTCCCGTTGCTCTAACTGCTCCTGCTATTGGTTGATAACAACTGAATAACTAATATAACTAAGAGGGTATAACAACCCTCTTTTTTTTATGTCTCATAATACTCAAAACGAACCTATGCCTACCTGGGTAATCTGGGCAGGTATAGGACTTATGGTATTCACAGTTCTTGTGTTTGTTTTATTCACTCTTGGTCAGATTTATTGGGGATAAGCACTAATACTTATTGCCCCTTTTGTTAAGAGATGTTAACATAAATATGAGAAATGATATAGGAGGTTATGACTTCATCTACTCTTTCACAACCTATTTCACAGCGAGGATGGTTCGATGTCTTGGATGACTGGCTTAAACGAGATCGCTTTGTCTTTGTGGGTTGGTCTGGATTACTTCTTTTTCCCACTGCTTATTTGGCCCTTGGTGGCTGGCTTACTGGCACAACGTTTGTTACGAGCTGGTACACCCACGGGTTGGCGTCTTCTTACCTTGAGGGTGCTAATTTCCTCACAGCAGCTGTGTCAACGCCTGCAGATGCTATGGGTCATTCTCTTCTTCTACTTTGGGGTCCTGAGTCTCAAGGGGATATTGTCAGGTGGTTCCAACTTGGGGGACTCTGGCCTTTTGTGGCGCTCCACGGATCTTTCGCTCTAATTGGATTCATGCTTCGCCAGTTTGAGATTGCTCGTCTGGTAGGTATCCGTCCTTATAATGCAATCGCATTCTCTGGCCCAATTGCAGTATTTGTTTCAGTATTCCTGATGTATCCACTGGGTCAATCCAGTTGGTTCTTTGCTCCATCATTTGGTGTGGCAGCAATCTTCAGATTCCTTCTATTCCTTCAAGGTTTCCACAACTGGACTCTTAATCCTTTCCATATGATGGGAGTTGCTGGTATACTAGGAGGTGCTCTGCTCTGTGCTATTCATGGAGCAACTGTAGAAAATACACTTTATGAAGACAGTGATCAATCAAACACTTTCAAAGCATTTGAACCTACACAGGAAGAAGAAACGTATTCAATGGTTACTGCAAACCGCTACTGGTCTCAAATCTTCGGTATTGCTTTTTCTAATAAGCGTTGGTTGCATTTCTTTATGCTTTTCGTCCCTGTCATGGGTCTCTGGACTAGTTCTATTGGGATTATTGGTCTTGCCCTTAATCTTCGAGCTTATGACTTTGTATCTCAAGAGATTAGAGCAGCAGAGGATCCAGAGTTTGAAACCTTCTATACCAAGAACATTCTTCTGAATGAAGGTCTACGTGCTTGGATGGCTCCAGTAGATCAACCTCACGAGAACTTTGTGTTCCCAGAGGAAGTATTGCCCCGAGGCAATGCTCTGTGATATACTTGGAGGGGCAACCCTCCTTTTTTTATGATTAGTTCTGAAACACCTTATAAATTGGCAGAAATCATCAGAGATACTTGGCCTCAGATATATAGAGTGCCATCGAATAAAGAAGATGAAAAAGGTAGCAGTATTCGGATCCGCAAGAACGAGTCCTGATTCTGGACTTTATCAAGCAGTTGAAAAACTAGGAAAAAATATTGCAGAACAAGGTTGGATTGTAGTTACTGGTGGTGGTCCAGGAACTATGGAAGCGGCAAATAAGGGAGCAATGAGTGCATGTATGGGAAACTCTTTATGCTCCGTTGCTGAGGCAATTTATCTTCCATTTGAGGAGGGAGTTAATCCGTATGTTCAAGAATATGAAAAGCATCAAACATTTTATTCAAGACTGCATACGTTCTCAGAATGTGATGCTTTTATTGTAACTCCTGGTGGTATTGGAACAGTGCTTGAGATGGCAATGATTTATCAGTTAGTTCAGGTTAATCACATTGATAAAAAACCAATCATCTGTGTTGGTAGAATGTGGAGAACATTAAAGAATTGGATTGAAGATGAAATGCTTGACAATGGATTTCTCAGTAATGAAGAAATGAAACTAATACATTATGTCGATAGATTTTCTGAGGCAACTCATTTACTTAAAGGACTTTTAGAATAAAAAAATGGATAATATATACGAAAATTATGTTCATACTAGAAAACTAAGTTTAAATCTTAGTAAGATAAAAAATTCTGCATATAAAATGTATGAATTTATTAACACTGAGTTTAATAAAAGTGGGGCAGAGTGTAATGGACAGACAAGCATGATTAATCAAATATTTGCAGAATATAATTTACTCATGTATCCATTTCCTGAATTTTATGAATTATACTCCGATATAAAGAAAATGTTTTATGATAAGTTGAGTTTGGAAGATCTTGACGAATCATATTATATTCAATCTTGGTTAAATTTTTACAAAAAAGGTGATTTTATCGATTGGCACTCTCACTGGCCACCAGAAGTCAATAGCTGGCATGGGTATTATTGTGTTGATGTTGAACCAAGTAAAACTTCATATAGAATAACAAAAGAAAATAAAAATATAGATGTTATCAATGAAAATAACTTATTAGTTTTAAGTAAAAGTGTAGATGATCAACATAGAACTTGGCCTTGGGAATATGAACAACCAAGAATCACAATAGCTTTCGATATTATTTCTGCCCCAAATATATTAAATTTCTATGGAGAAAATAAAATGGGAAAAAATCATTGGGTTCCAATTTAAGTATGGAAAATTTTACTCAAACATCGGACAAGTTGTATGAAAAACATACATATCAGTTAGTTTATAAAAATGGTGATAAACAAGTTTTTGAAAATTATTATGATTTAATGTTTACTTGGACAAATACAAAGAAAGATTTATTATCTTATGTTGAAGTTTTAGATAATAAAAATAAATCAAAAAACGTAAAAGGTTTCTTATGATAGTTGAAAGTTGGTCTGTGATTGAATCAAAAACAGGAAGAGTGATATGCCAGTGTTCAGATGAAACAGATGCTATGATGTTGGTTTCTTTTGATCCAAATAATAGAATCTATTCAAAACAAAAATATATTTTGGATCAAGTAATAGATATTACATCTCATACTGATAAACAATTGCCTGGACAAATTGGACTTCCTCCTGGAACTTATAAAATTGAAGATCGAAAAATTTATAAACTAGAAGAAAGTGATCTTCAAGTAATTGAAATATGAATTATCGAAAGAGAAAACAAGCAGAGAATCAAAAAAAGAAAAGAATGTACACACCAGAAGGATACATAGCAGACCCCCCAAATGCTAAATGTCCCTATTGTGGTAAATCAGGAAAACCATGTTCTTATGTTAATAGTTTGAGTCGTGCTTGGTCTAGAGATGCTTGCTCCAAAAGAACAAAAAATAATAATCAATAATCAAGAATTTCATAGTCTTTACTATAATATTTCATAACGTTGGATTCTATTTTTTTATTTTCTTTTACCTTATTTGGTTTTAACTCTGCTGGATCTCCATAGTATGAATATTCTTTGTGTTCAATATTGTCAT